CATCTGCATATTGAGTTTTAACTTGAGACAACTTAGCTGTATCATCTGAGTCTATATACATCACCCTGATTGTTGAACGGTGACTGATTCTTCTCCAGTCTCTCATCGCTTCATTCCTTGCAAGGATGACCCACTCGACCACATCTATGATTGATGTCCCATGAATGTTGTCTGCTATCCTGTCGTTGCTAATATGGAAGATATCCTCTGGCTTAAACTCTCTTGGCAGTCTACCCATTATCTTAGAGCTTTGTTCATATCTCTTGATAATGCCATTCTGGTCTACAACAGTTGTGATGGTTGCTGGGTCTAATACCTTAAGATTTAATAAAATCCCATTTTCTGGATTCCTTATAATCTCTGCATAGGCATCTCCACCTATCTTCATGACTTGGAGCATGTTCATCATTATGTTTTGGAAGTTGTCCTCTCCCCATCCCCTTATGTTTTCCAGGACTATCTCGGTGCTTGGGTCTGCTGTTAATCCCTTACCTGCTGTCCAGATAGAGAGTGTAGTTATTGCCCTGTTGATTTCTGGAATTCCTAAGAAGTAGCCTAACTGTTGACCCCACTTGCTGTTGTTCCACCTGGTTTCCTGCTGGTCGCCAGAGCCGTCGGTTGAGACTGGGTCTACTGAGAAGTCGGTGACTGTGTTTGTTAAGTCAGTCTGTGTTGCTTTGAGTAAGTCTGTGTTTACCATTATATGTCTACCTTAAACGGCACTTGCATCTTTAAGACAGTGTCGGTTGCATCCTGAATAATCTTAAATGCAGTCTGAGTTCCTGTTGATTCATTCTCTGTCAGGTCGTCTCTATTGACTGGGTCGTGAGCTATCCCATGTCTTGTCTTAAGACTTCCATCTCCCTTCGCTATGAGTTTGACGTTTAGTCTGAGTGTGTCGTTGATTTTAAAGTGAGTGTTTGGGACTGTGAGTTTTAGTGTGTATACCTTTGATAGTTGGGATGTGTTGCTTAATGCACTTACCATTCCAGCCATAATCCTTTTAGTGCTACTCCCTGATATTAGATAAGTCTGTGTGCCTGCACTCACCTTATCAATCTCGACATGGAGCTGGTGTCCGAAGTTGTTGACTGAGCCTGCCTCAGTTACTGTCCATCCTGCTGGGATTTCTATGATAGCATCTCCATCAATTATCTGTGGCCTTAGGAACTTAACATCAAAGTTCTGGTCTACCATCTTAACCCAGGTTGCTGATGCAGCGTGCTCTGCATGGGTTGTCATTAAATCACTGGCAAATGTGTTGTTGCTTAGTATATACTCTACGGTTGCTCCGGACTGTGTTCTTCCACCGTAGAAGGTGACGTAACCAGTCCCACTTGCAAAGTCTGTGAAGTCTACATTTATGTTCGCCTCACTTCCTGACCTGTATACTGTTGGCAGTGGCATCTTAACTCACAAAGCTCACCGTATCTTTATTTTCTAACAACTTCCTTGCTCTGTCGAACATATCTCTTAAAACATCGAGCTTGGTTTCTGCCTCAGTTCTGCTGGTGTATCCTGACATGTCGTAAGCAATGACATTCATCGCAGCATAACTTGAGACAGCCTCGTCGAGTAACATCCTTTTTTCATTGGTGAGAGTCGAGTAGACATCATTCCAGTTTTTTCTGGTCATCGAGTTGACAACAGCCTCAGCTCCAGAGATGAATGAGATTATTTTATCTTGGTTATTAATAATGTCTGGAGAGGCATTTTTACCTGCTCTTAATGCTACTGCACCTGATGTTGTTAAAACTGGCATACTATATCCAGTGTATTCGTATATTTAAACTTTTGTCTTTGACACACCAACACGCACGTATTATACCTTCTGCAATATGGGTGTAATTTCCAAAAATTCTCAGCTTTGTTGGCTCATTAGATTTCATGACGTATTCATATTGGACTGACCTTAGACTTTCTATTATGTCATCGTCGTCGAGAAGTTGGACTTTTCCCTGCTCCATTAGAGCTAAGAGATTGGTGTATAAATCTTCTTTCAGGAGCTTAGCGAATGTGTTCGTGTCATAACTCATGGGTCTGCCTCTGTTGTTAATTGCTACTATCTTTCGTTTTGTTTGCTCATTATGGAGTAAATGGTCAAAGACAGACACGCCCAACGTTCCTGCTCCTGCATCTATGTAGATATTCCTAAAATGATAGATTTTATCGAGCTCTAAAATTCTATCTTCGGTTTCTGTGGTGTATTTCTTTCTTGTGACGATGTTTTCGACATGAATTAGCATATCTCGGCTCTTTTTGTCGATTATTTCAAAAGTTCCTTCATCTTCGCCCATTCTTGCAATATCACATCCCATAAAGTAGTCTCCAGACCTATCTATGATGTTTTTTCGCTTTAAAATGCAGGTTTTCTCAATTAATTCGTCAGAAAACCATCGATGGAGGTCTGCAACAAATTCGCCCATGAATTCTTGAGCATATTGTCTCTTTGACATCCGATTTTTGGCCTGTTCGATGAGTCTAAGTGCTCCTTCTCTCTGTCTTTCTGTCCATGTATCTGACAATTTCCTATCTCTAATGACCTTTTCTGTTGTGATTGAGAAACGTTTATAGCTGTTATAAGCGTTATTTTCGTTAATCCATGTCCTGTAGAATTCACCTTGAGTGCCAAATGGAGTTGAAATCTTAATTCTTGCCCCTCCAGTTGTGAGCAACATAGGAGCTATTGCAGCCTCAACTTCCTCTGGAATTCGGCTATTTTCATCTTCGTATGACCTTCCTACAGTTATACCCCGAATTCCCAAACCTGATGCTCCAACTGGTAGACAGTATATTTTCATTCCATTTGTTAATTCTATTTTAGTTTTAGTTGGTCTTTTCATTCCTTTTGTTATTACCATCTTTGGGTGATTTTCCAGAAGATACTTTAAAGTCTTGTCGAATAAATTGAAAGCCTGTCTCTCTGTGGGAGCAGTCATAAGAATGGGGTAAGGGTTGTCAGGCTTGACTGCATACTCTCCACAGTCATAAGCACATATCTCTGTCTTGCCTACTTGTCTTCCTGTGCAGATTATCTTATCTCCTTTCCATGCAATCACTTCCTTCTGCCATGGGTCGAGTTTGAGATTCATTCTATTTCTAATATTTTATATTTTATAAATTTATGTTTTGGGCGGGTTGGCGTCCGTCGCCAACCTTAGTGAACACCCCCCCCTCCCATCGTCGCATTCAACTATCAGCCCCAGCTTAAGGCTGGGGTCAGCCCTATAGGGCTGAGTTGCTTATGAAAAGCAACCTGATAGAGTGTGGTTACATTCCAAACACGAGAGAAAGAGATTAAGATTTGCGTGCGTATGCTTGAATGCGAACGCAAAGTAAACAAACTATTTAAATCTTTTGGAATGTAAGAGAGTGTGCACTGATTCTCCTAAATGAGAACTGCACATAAAAAGTGTGCACTAAGGTTACCTTAGTTACACAAAAGTATATAAATAATTGAGACTTAGATATCCTATGACTGAGATATATACTTCTAAATTTGATGGATTGAGTGAAGATGATAAATTCAAATGGGCTCATAATCATCCTCTATGGAATGAAATTAAAAACTTCATAGAGAGTGAAAGAGTGAACATTCTAATGCAAGAAAAAAGGAAAATAGTTAACTGCAAAAAATCACAGAGAAGTGATGGTTAACATATCTGGGCTTGGAGATGTGGTGTCTCTGTTAATACTACACATATAAGGTTAGTCTGTTCCTTTCAAAAATGGGTGTAAAGTGTAGTCAGATATATGCTCACGCATAGTCATAAATCCACTACAACACACTACTATACTCACATCACAATAACTTAATAAAGGTTTGTATTTAGAGAGACCCACTATTTCTTCTTTTGTTTAGTCTTAATATGAGCATTTGCAAGCTCAAGAATTATCTCATTTACTTCCAAACTAATCATGGCTTGTCTTAAAGCATTCTCACATGTGGTCTTAACCTCTTGCCAGTCCATTTCTTCTAATTCAACCATACCTCATTCTCCTTAATTGTGACTGCTCCAGTAACTGATAACATATACAATATCTCATTTCCAGTTCTTGAAGTGCTACCTAATTCATTAGCAAACATGGCCAATAATTCTTTCTTATTTGCTGCCTTGATTCCTTTTCTCTTAACTGCAGTTAATATCTCTATAAACCAGTTAACTTTCTCTCTACGTGATTTTTGTGTTCCCATTCAATTTATCTCCTGCAAGTTTATCTATAACATATTTAATTTGTTCTTGAACTTGAAATATTCTCATACTTTGCCACATTCCAATAAATTCTTTATCAGTTAATTCTTCTTTCAATCTCTTTATAAATTCTTTGACATCTTCAACAAGTAAGATCTCATTAGTTCCATCTGTCCAAATTTCTTCTCCTTCTTTAAAAATCCTTCTTCTCTCGCTTAAATTAAATTCTTCTTCCATGATTATGACATGAGGGGGTAATCAAAAGTGGTGATGAATTCTAGATTTAGAGCCTGGTTACAGCTCAACCCCCTCATGAATGTGTAGTGCCTAATTCTGTGTTATATATTTGTGATAAACATCTGCTAATTCCATTAGTGATTGTTCTTTTTTATTTCCGAATGCTTTAACAGTCTCAATAGCTATCTTTAAAGCCTCAACACGACAAGATTCAGGTGTTAAGTGAAAACCATTAGATTTTGGCTCTCCTGGCCTCACTACTGGGTTTTGCATGTCACTTCTGACTTGTGAGTCCTGTTTTTTGAATTCATCAATCAACACTCTGGCCTCTCTTTTAGTAAGCTGGTTAGGAATAGTCATCTTAAGAGCTTTCATATAATTTATTTGTTTATCAGTTGCTAATTCTTCCATTGTTTATACCTCCTTTTAACTTTTTTTTAATTTCTTCTATTTCTTTTTCTATTCTCATCATTCTTATAGTGTGTGCTTTAGTTCTCTCATTAAACTTTTGCCAGTCAGAGAGTATGTCTTTCAAATCATTTGCAGTAACTATTTCTATCATTTTCTGACCTCTATCCATTGTTCAACACGTTTAAAATAATCAGCGCACGTTTCATCTTTACGAGGATAGATAATTCTTTTAAGTTTGTTGTATGTCTTTAAATACATTCTCACGACGATAACTTTTTCCATACATTACATAAGTGTTACACCTTTATATATCT